ACCTAAAGGCGCCAAAGGCGACAAAGGAGATTCTATAACCGGCCCTCAAGGTCCGAAGGGGGACAAAGGAGAAGATGCTATAGGAACCAGGGGGCCTAAAGGCGACGCAGGTCCTGTCGGTAAAACCGGCCCGATGGGACCGAGAGGTCCGAAAGGGGATACCGGCCCTGTTGGTATGACCGGACCGGCGGGCAGAGACGGTGTGGATGGAAAGTCGATTCAAGGTCTCGTTGGCAAACAGGGCGAGCAGGGAGTCCCAGGTGTTATGCCCGCCGAGATACTCAGCATAATAACCAGAATTGAAGCACTCGAAAGGAGGCAACAATGAGTGGTGGTGCACCAAGCGTAAGAAAACCCCCCGACCCAGCCCCATCGCCCGAGCCGATATTAGGCAGAGAAGAGGACGAGGCTAAGAAGAAGGCAAGAAAAAGGGCGAAGCGTGGTGGCAGACAGTCAACAATACTTGCAGGCAGGATGATGGCCAGCAGGAACGATACTAATATACTTAAAACTAAATTGGCTTAACTTATGTCTAAAGTAACCGTAGAAGACCTACTAAAACGCATGGAGAACTTGGAGAGTGCTCGCTCGAATTTCGACACCTTATATCAAGAATGCGGCGATTATTGTATGCCCCAAAACAGCCAGATTACTACAAAAAGGGCTAAGGGGCAGAAAGCAAAAATAGATTTATTTGACACTACAATGGAAGGGTCAAACATTCAGTTAGCTGCTGGTCTTTATTCGTATATGTTTCCGACTGAGGGCCGTGCTTTTGTTTTAGAAGTTGACGACGAAGAGTTAGCTGAAAATGATTCAATAAAACAATGGCTTGAGCAGACTACTAAGGTTATCCATAAATATCTTGTAAGTAGTAATTTTCGGCAGGCCTTTTTTGAGTTTCTAAAACAGTTGGGGTGTTACGGCACAGCGTGTCTTTATGAAGGAAGGGGCAAAAAGACCCCTATTACATTTATAAACTACCACATGGCAAACATTTATATCGCAACGAATTCTGACGGTATAATTGATACAGTTTTCAGGACCTTTGAATACACCGCTCGTCAGGCAGTTCAGGAGTTCGGGCTGGAGCATTTAGGCGAGAAGATAACAAAGGCTTATAACAGCCTTAAAACCAGAGATAAAAAGTTTAAGTTCTTTCACGCAGTATTTCCCCGCGAGGAATATGACACTGAAAAAGAAGACCCCATCAACATGGAGTTTGCAAGTATTTATGTGTCCAGGGATGAAAAGAAAATTATTAGCGAAAGCGGCTACCCAGAACTTCCTTATCAGGTCGACAGGTTCGACAGAGATGCTTTAGAGGAATATGGGCGGTCTCCAACGATGAAAGAGCTGCCTAACGCCAAGATGGTTAACGCCATGAAAAAGGTGCGGATAAAGGGTTGGGAGAAGCAGGTTGACCCAGTTACCCTTCTTCCTGATGATGGTTCTATCTGGCCGTTGGCGACTCAACCTGGCGGTGTTATCTTTTATCGTGCTGGTGGCGCTAAGCCGGAATACTGGGAGTTTAAGGGCGACCTAAGCAGGCTGGAAGAGGCTATCTTGTCTGTCCAGAGGGACATCCAGGAAGGTTTCTTCCTTGACAAGTTTGACCCGTTAATTGACCGCCAGAACATGACAGCTACAGAAGTGATGGCAAGGGTGGAACAGACGATGAGGTTCCTGACCCCAATTATCGGCAGGCTTCAAAGCGAGCTATTTAATCCAATGATTCACAGGATAATTGGCATACTTAATACGCAGAAAAAACTGCCTGATTTGCCCGAAGAACTATCCGAAGAAGAGTTCAGCGTAATGTATCTGGGTCGATTAGCTTTGGCGTTAAGAACGCTAGAGACCGAGGGGTTGGCCCAACTTATGCTTGATTGGGCGCCGATGGCAGAAACATCAAACCACATGGACAACCTTAACACTGACGTGGCGTTTAGGGATTCGGGCAGGAACCGCGGCGTGCCGGCCACATGGTTCTATGATGACACTGAAGTAAAAGCCGACAGGGCGGCAAGAGAAGAGGCGGCGAAGGCTCAGGCGATGCTGGAGGCCGCGCCCGAACTTGCAAAGGCCGCGAAAGCAGGCGGGACTAAACCAGAAGAAGGGTCGTTAACAGAAAGGGCAATGAATGCAGCTTAAAGAAGGGCAAAGAGAAGAAGTTAAAAAAAGGATACATCGCTCTGCGAGCTTCCAAAGGGTATTTAGCGGAGTCGACGGAGAGTTTGTGCTTGGCGAGATAGACGCCAATGTAAATTACAAAGGAAATACTTTTGACCCAGACCCTTATATAAGTGCGTATAAGGCTGGTCAAAGGTCAATAGCAATTTTTGTACACACTGTATTAGAACAGGACAAGAAAGAAGCAATGAAACTTTTAGAAAGGAAAGAAAAATGAGAAACAAATGCAGGACTTGTGGCAGCGAGCGAAAAGAAGGCGTTGATTGGTATGACGAAGACTATTGTAGCGGCAAGTGTAAGAAGCTGGACGGCGGAGATATTAAGCCCGAGCCGGAGCGTATTAAGTTTTCCGGTATCAAGGCTTCGTTGGAGGATTATCTTCTTGATTACCCAAAAAGACTTGGCGAGAAAGACAGGCATGGCCAGAGAATAAAGGGCCGCAAGCCCAAACGGTATCGGCGCAGGTTTGATGCAGAAAAACTTAATTGGGGCAGTCCTATGAGCGCGCCCCAGCTAAAACAGGCCGGACTAAGAGCTAACCGCCAGCCGATTCCAGGCGACTGGGATTTCGAAGTAGAGTCAACTGAAGTAGAGGAGAAAGAAAATGCCTGAAGATAACACAACTAATAACATAACAGATAACACAACATCAACAGACACAGCAGAATCGCTAAGTATAATAAACGCAGATGGTAGCTTTGTTGAGAATTGGCATGAAAAGTATGGCGAAGAGAATGCTGCTCATTTATCAAGATACAAGACTTACGATGACCTTGTAAACTCTCACATATCGTTGCGGAAGAAGTTTAACAAAAACCCAGATACATTAGTAGAGATACCATCTGAAACGTCTTCTGATGAAGTCAGGGCTGCTTGGGCTAAGGCTCATGGTGTGCCCGACACAATCGAAGGGTATGAATACACGCTGCCCGACGAACTTGCCACGAAACTTGGCCCTCTGGATGACCAGAATATGGCTACTTTGCGGGAGTTTGCTCAGAAGAAAAACTGGTCGCAGTCAGACTTCAAAGACGTTCTTGACCTATATCACACAGTGCAATCAAACAGCATTGACACCGCAGAAATGGCCTTCAGTGAACAGCAATCCGCTAATGCCGAAGCAGCTAAGGCAGAGCTTAGAAAGCAGAATGGTTGGCGCACAGAGCAAGAGTATAATGCCAACGTCCAGCTTTGCCAAAGCGTCATGGAGAAGTACGATATGGTAGATTTTGTAGCAGAGGCAAACCTGCAAAACTCGCCAAAGCTGCTTATGAGTCTTAAAAAGATTGCAGACTCTATTTCCGAAGACACATTAAAAGGTGTGGCTGCATCGTCTGGTGTTACGAAGGATAGCTTGAAAACAAAAATAGCTGAAAATCGCACACAAATGGACGCTATAATGAAAAAGGACCCCGTTAATTACAGGGGTGATGCAAGATTTAGGGAATTAGACAAGATGAACATAGAACTATACAAGCAGTTCCCAGTTTAATAATAAATGCCAACGTAGGCATTGTAACTCAGAAAACCCTCGCAAGAGGCCCTGATGCTTTGTGCTAAAGCAGCACCGCCTAATACAGGCGTAAAGTGTTAGGAAAGCCCCGTAAGGACAACCTTTCCGGTAAATTTAACTAATTTTTTGGAAGGATTTCTTATGGCTATTACAATGAGTTACAGCACTCCGAACTTCTTTGTTGATAAGTTCCACGATGATTTATATCAGGTTTGTCAGCAGGAAGTATCTAAGTTTGCTCAGGCGGTACGGACCGAATACGACCTTATCTCCGCCGAAGACAAAGCGTTTGATATGATGGACGAGTTTGAGTTGCAGGAGAAGACTGGGCGTAGTCCAGCAACTCCTACCTTGGACCCATCTACACAGAGGCGTTGGGTTGCAACCACACCTTATCACCAGGCCGTACGATATGACCGGGATGACGACCTTAGTCTTAAATTGGCCCTAACCGGCGAGTTTGTTACAGCCTTCAAAAAGGGTGTTAATCGTAAGCAGGATGATATTATTCTTGCTGCGTTTGAGGCCGCAACAACTTCAGGACGCAAGGGTGGAAGTTCGATTACATGGGCATCTCAAGGTGGCAATACTGCGTATACAGGCCTTAATACTGGCCGTACTATTACCCATGACTGCTCGGTTGGTAATTGCAGTGCATCTGACACTGGTATGACGACCGAGAAAATCGAGTTAGCGCTTGAGTATTTTGCTAACAATAATGT